AATGGAGGGATACTTGAATGGTATGCTCGTGAAGACACGCCAGCTTGACTCTACGCCAATTAATCCAACAACGGGAGATAAGATTTTTGCTCCTGCGAATATCAAGGCGAATGAAGTGGTTTTATCTAAGGGTATCGATGTTCTCAATATACGTGCATTCGGATATGTTGCGTCGCCTGCTGAGATGAAGGCTCGTATGTCAGACCTCAGTTCAAAATCCAGCTTCAAGATGGTCTTCTAAATTGTTGCTAAATTAAATTACATCAAGTGTTCAAAATACTTGATGCATTTGAAATATATAATATATGGTTAGATGGATATTTATCAAATAGTAATTGCAGCATTTGTAATACTATTTATTTCATATCTGATATATGTTCTACTTGCAAATTATCTTTTAACAAAGCCATTCAAGTCTATTGGTCAAGATGAATATTCACTATCAAGTGTTGCTCAAGTAATTACTAGTGAGGAGCTGAAGAATACATGGTCTGGGAATGCTGGATCAACCCTTGTATTTTACATCAATCCAAAGATACATGACAGAACGGGTGTTTCAGGTAATGAATATGCCAGTGTGGTTAAGATTGGGTCCAAGCAGACATTCAAGATTTTAGTTGCACCCGACGCTGGACGTGGCTTAACAATGGCGCCCGCAGTTCTTGAAGTATATGTGAGAGGCGAGGCTAAACCAGAAATAGTGGAAATCAATAATTTCCCCTTGCAACGATGGACTGCTGTCGTAATTGTCAAGAAGGGACGTAAGTTCAATATATATTTGAACGGAACACTCGCAGTTTCTCATACGTGTACGGCAATGCCTGATTTTGATGAGACACAGCCTATGCAAGTGGGTGATGTGCGCATGGGAGGAGTCATATCATTAATGAGCATTTCCCCTGCCGCGCTTGAGACGAATGAGGTGCGTGATTTAGTAAGAGGTTCCGTTGATACGTCTGGTAAACCGTATATGCCTATTAAGCTATCATCCATGTTTAGTTTTATAATGCCATCATTGCCAACTGCCCAATGGTGTCCGGGTGGAAATTGCAATACTCCTAAGAAAGCAGGACCCCTAGAGCAGTGGGATAGCCCTTACGCATAAACTATTTATTAACAATAGAATCACCATGGACCCTGGAAGAATGGTAATTTATATTTTAGTTATACTTCTAATACTTACGGGTCTCTATTATTTATGGCGGTGGCTAAATGGAAGCAGTGATGTGCAAGATATGATTATCTATTCATCGCCAAGTGGTGGAATGCCTGCTAAGAGCACAAATACAACTGTATACAGAGGAACCCAGGTTCCCCAGATATATCCTGGTGGCGAGTATTCCATTAGCACGTGGATTTACGTGACGAACTGGACAGTCAACAAGGGTCTCAATAAGCCATTTCTTGTATTATCTGGTGGAGGCGGCAATTACATGACACTCGTTATGTATCTAGGCCAGTTTACAAACAAGCTTGGTATTCGCACGAGCTATGAGACAGTTAATGCGGCTGATGGCCTTCTAGCGACATCAGGTGGAAGCCCTGTATACCCTAATATAGTGTCAGCCAAGCGTGGATATACTGACTCCGAATTACAGAAGTGCGACATTGAATCCGTTGATTTACAGAGATGGGTCAATATCACGGTGGTAATGATGGGTAAGACGGTGGATGTATACATTGACGGCAAGCTTTCACGCAGCTGCGTTCTCGACGGTCTCTTCAAGGCGGATGGCGACACTCCGACTCTAACACTTGGTGGCCCCGATGGATTCGGTGGAATAATCGGAAAGACACGTGCTGCTAATCAGGCATATTCTCCGGATGCAGTCTACACACATTATCAGGATGGCCCATTTACGTCAGGCTTTTCATTGAGTGATTTCTCCATATTCAAGAGCTCTTGCGACAAGTAAACTAAATCAATGTTTTATTAAAAACGATATGTATATCATTTTTAATACACAAATAGATAGTATGGCAGATGCTGCAGATATAACAACCACGGCTCTAAGCACGACCGTAACAACATTACAGCCTATCATGACTGGTATTGCACTTGTTATTATTGTGTATCTAACTTTGGCTGGTGGTGAATTCCTTTATACATCGTTTTACCGCATGTTTAAGGACCGCGTGGAGCTCTTCCCTAAGACATATGTATCCGGTTCTAAAATGTTAACTGCGATACAAAATCCACACAATCCTAATGCTAAGACGATATATTTTTCAGATAATCAGCGTTCCGGCGTGGAATTCACATATTCGCTCTTTATATTTATAAAGAGTGAGACGTTTTCAACGGGTAATGCGAAACTGTATCACATCCTACACAAGGGATATAGCCAGGTATACCCATTAATGGGCCCAGGTATTTTCTGCTGGGGTGATGTGAATAAGCTGCGTATTTTCATGAACTGCTATGACACATGGAATAATTACTCAGATATCGAGAATGTCCCTGTGGATAAGTGGTTCCATCTAACGGTAACATGCAAGGGAAATACGCTATATGCCTATATCAATGGAAACTTGAAGACAAAGATGGCACTCAGCAACAATACACCCCCATACCAGAATTATGGTAACGTATATGCCTTCAGCAACCGCAAGTTGACTTTAACGAAGGCCATTACGACTTCTCTTGAGAAGGACCCTATGTTCCAGGATTCTAGGTATCAAGTGTCATCTCTTGCGTTTGATGGCCCAATCAAGGGTATGATTAGTAAGGTAACGTATTTTGGTTATGCTCTAACATATACGGAAATTCAGAGTATGATGAGCTCTGGTCCTTCTACTCAGATGGATAGCACGGATTTGTCTATGACACAGTATCTATCTGACACATGGTGGGCGAATAAGGAAGGCCCTTAAGTGCTATACTGAGATAAACCCCTGCTGCTTAAAAAACTCAGTAACAAATCATAATAAATGATTTATTAGTGGATTTCTATAGACTGGCGTTATAGGCGTAGCCATAGGCGTAGCCACAGGTGTAGCCACAGGTGTAGCCATAGGTGTAGCCACAGGTGTAGCCATAGGCACAGCCACAGGTGTAGCCACAGGCACAGCCACAGGCACAGCCACAGGCACAGCCACAGGCACAGCCACAGGCACAGCCACAGGTGTAGCCATAGGTGTAGCCACAGGCACAGCCATAGGCGTAACCATAGCCCCTATATCTTGTTTCCTAATATCAAGGAGACTTGTCATGGCAGGTGGCGGATTATATATTTTAGTTGCATACGGATCACAAAATGTAATTCTCAGCGGGAATCCAGATTTCACATATTTCTATACAATTCTGAAAAAATACAGCCACTTTGCATTTGAATCTGTTACTCTCCCACTCGAAGGCCCCCAAGAATTATTTTTCAACGAACCAATTCAGCTTCGTGCCAAGATTCAGAGAGTCGGCGATCTCCTATCGGACCTCTATTTCACATTTACACTTCCTGATATTTACAGTAAATACTTTGACCCAACTCTCGGCGGCCCACTCCAAGGCCGCTCCCAGTTTCAGTTCCAGTGGGTCAGATATATTGGTGCACAAATAATTCAGAGTGCAACATTCCTCGTTGGAGGAACCCAGGTGCAAGAATTTGATAGCGACTATATCATTTCAACGGCGTTCACTGACCAAGATGAAACCCAATATAACAAGTGGCAACAATTAATTGGAGATGTGCCTGAATTATACGATCCTGCAAACGGCCAATACTCCGGCGCAATTGGGAATGTTCGCACTGCAGGATTCTATCCTAATGTCTACCGAAATACGGACCCAACAATCCAGGCTCAAACCAACTTTCCGTCAATACCTGGACGTGATATTACTCTACCTCTTTCATTCTGGTTCTCACAAAGCCCCGGTCTATCATTACCCCTTGTTGCATTACAATATCACGAGTGTGAAGTTCAGCTAACTCTAAGGCCTATCAATCAACTATATACAATCTTGGACCCAGCGGGCTACAGAGTTAGACCAGAAGTAAAGGTAAATGCATCTGCAGCACAGTTACAAGCAGGTAATGTGTCATATACATCTAATACGGAAGCTGGAGTCTATATAAAAGACTATTTAACTGATTTTGGTTATGCTGTTCCAACTCTAAATACATGGCCACTCAATCCAAGGCTACAAGCCACCTATATTTACGTGACCGATGATGAACGTCGCACATTTGCCACAAAGCCACTTAACTATATTGTGAGACAGGTCACACATTATTCTTATGAGAATATTTCAAGCAGACAACTCTTTGATTTATACACACATAATCCAGTTCCTCGCATCATTATAATACCTAGAAGAAGTGATTATCTGAGCAAGTTAAATGTCTGGACAAATTTCACAAACTGGTGGCAATATCCTCAGGCCCCCTTTATTCCTGGAGCATCCTCTATACCAGCAGGAGGGTATTCTGGAATTATGAGCCCAGCCATGCAGCGTGATATCATACGACAACTAAGAATTCTCTGTGATGGCAATGAGATTCAGGAAATCAAGGCACTCCAGTATTTCAATGAATTAAGTTC